CCGTTACATCCCCTTTGTTCTTCCTGATCTCCTGAATTGTATTCATCACTAACTCAGGCGTCATGTCCGTCCTAAACTTAGGGTCAAACACACTTTTCACACTGGATGGAAAGAGTGGACATTGCTTCTTGGGAGCCGTCATCATTCCCAGGAAACCCATTGTGTAATTAGTTGGAGCAGGATCGCACCAGAATGGATGCCAACGTCGCTTATAACGAGTACGTGTAGTTCCAGAAACGAGAAGTTGGTAGTAATCGTTCGAATAATTCTCAGGCAAAGTCAAGAGAACATCTGATGATAACCTATAAACCAACCTACGAGTCACACCACCCACATAGACGTCTGTACCTGTATGGATGGAAGACATGACCGTCTTTCTGAGCTCAGGATCAAGAACACTTCCACGTCTTGATGCGACAAGGCCATTACCAACAAGAGCACGATCAAGCATGGTCTGCCTCCACCGTCCTTTCTGCACAGTGCGTCCAATAGCTTCGTCCAATTTGCGAGAGGGACTATAGCGGAAGGCATGTTTCTTATAACCTTGAGTAACTGGGTCTACAAGCACAGCTAAGGCACTTTGTGAACTAGCTAAGCGCTCATCATTTAGTGCATTCACCGCATTAGACTCTAAGACCGTAACATTTGTGCTCTCACTCATACCATTAATGGTCTGGACTACAGGCTTTTGTCCGTATGCTCTGACTATACGAGCCCCGAGCTCACGGGGATCTTCTAGCTTCACTCGTGCATCAAGCTTAATTGGTTCGTTACTTCCAGTGAATGCAAAGTGATTCAGCTGCATCCATAACTTAGAGTTGGAATTTGGAAAACCTAGGAAACTTCGATTGCATGTTCCACCCGGTGATATCACCGTCTCAGGCTGTAGTATAACCCGTTTACCATAAATAGCAAACACAGTACTCAGAGAAGCCAAGGTGATAACCATCTGATTAACAGCCATGACATTGCCTCCACGTCTTCCAATTTCGGTGACTTTATCGATCAAAGACCCAATGTTCCCAGGACCATCATTCACCGTAGGTGTCTCAGAATCAACAGCGATGGGCCTAGCGAACTTCTGACCACCTATGAATCCCCGTTGAAGCATGTGAGCAACTTTACCACTTATGGAATCATCTTCAGTTTTCAACTCTTGACCTGCTTCATCAAATGCAAGTTTTTGGGCTCCACGTGCATATTCCACTCCTATATCAGCAAGTGACTTCTCACTACCTGCTGGAGGGGGAACTAGCCGTACGTGTTCTTGAACATCATCACCCCAAACATTGATTCGCGTGGCCTTCCCCAAATGTGTAAGCCGATCCCTTATTAATGACATCATGGCCGACGTAGCTAAAGAGTTACCAACTGCAGTGGTCATTACTCCTGAGGGCTGAGATGTGATCTGGGTTAGTTGAGGAGCACGGCCAGGAAATTCCCACTTATACCACGATGATCCCAAACGCATGATAGCCTTCACAAGCCCAACCCGATACGTGTACCCGGTCTGATCCTCTAAACCCTTCTCTTCTTGTGCCTCAGAACTGGGGGAACTTAACTGCTGCCCGAGCCCACGTTTGAAAGTACCTCTCTGCTAGCATCTGATCAAGTGTGGATGCATCATGAGCAAAAGAGAAGTCGTCTTCATTCAAGACACAATCTATACTAGATGTTATTTGGGTGAAGGAATCGTGAACAGGGGCGCCATCTGCAGCTTTCAGCAGGAACGTGTTCCTTAGGTTTCTCTCATCACCGGTCTCATTTACATGATCCATCCAACTCTTCATCGCTTCATAGAAAGGATAAATCAAGAGCTGTAATGTTACAGAAACCATGTATGCCATACGAGTGTCTTTTCCTCCGGCTACATTTCGTGCCGTGAAGGTTAGTGGGCGCGAAGTTGTGCCAACC